TTGAACAGTTCGGACTCAATAATGAATTTAAGACTGTCCACGGGGTTCAGGCACCAATTGAGCCTGAGTCTGAGCCTGAACCACAACCTCAGGGGGAGCCAGTGGAGGACGATGTTTTATTTGGTGACGCACCAGAGCAGCGTACAAAAAAACTTGCCTATAATTAAATGGAGTCCTTGTCAGAACATTTCCGCGACCCGCTCAGTGCAGCCCTAATCGCGGGTGTCATAACCGCTGGTTATATTCATCTCAAAGCTCATCTCAATAATGAGGGTAAATTAGAATTAAATAAATACACAAAACCAGCCGTGCTCAATGCGATACTGGTATTTTTCATAGTTTCAAATGGTTTAGGTAAAAAGGAGACCATATCTAGTGATCCTTTCTAAACTTAAAGATTACACGTTTATATTAAGAAAATGGCATCCGTTACTGCGTTCAACGATATGATGGGTCAATTTCTTGTGGAATTGCACAAGACTTTTCCAGAGGAAAAAGGCATTAAGAAGATGTTGACATCGTTCGACCTCTTGAAGACTACAAACCCCCGCCTCGTTGTAGATGGGTTTATGAGTGGTATGACTCCTTACGCAGAGCAGTTATCTTCAAGGGATGAAAAGTTTTTCATGGAGGAGACTAAAAACGTTGATTTTTTGAAGGACCTGGATTTCGCCACGTTGTGGGGTATCATGTCAGTAAACACCAAGGAAGCCACTTGGCAGTACCTCCAAACCCTGTATATGCTCGGTACCACGATTCTCTCCATCCCCGCGGAGACTCTCACGATGATTGAAAGTCTCGCGAAGGATTGTGCCGATAAGCTTGAGAATGGTGATCAGGAAATTGACCAGGATGCACTCATGAAAATGATCGGCGGTATGATGGGCGGTCTCCCCAAAAATTAAACCTTAATATATATTAAATGAGAGCTTGGTTCGACGACCCTCGGCAACTCATCAGGCGTGATCAAATTTCAGAATTTTGGCCAACAAGTGATCAATCACCAGAGGATAGGATTAACGCGGCTTCGCGTTTTGTTCTTTATGCCAGTAGTATTGTATTTTTAATTCGACGTGACCCAAGGGTATATGTCCTCGGGTTAACCGTTCTCGCTGTCATCTTCGTTCTATACAAGATGAAGATGGTAAAGGTGAATTTAAACCGGGTTTCTAAATACGAAATGAATTCGTGTCAAGCACCCACCAAAAACAACCCCATGGGTAATGTCCTCATGACCGACTATGCCGATTCCCCCAATCGTTTGGAGGCGTGTTATTATTCCCACCCCAATGAGCATGTGACTTCCGGTGTTCCATTCGATTCCGGACGTTCCCGCTCCCCCCTCCCAAAATTCCAGAGAAACGCGATTGAGAGACAATTCGTCACAAATCCAGTAACTCAAATACCAGGCGATCAGACGCAGTTCGCAGAGTGGTTATACGGCCCAAAGAATGGCCCAATGTGTAAGAGTGATTCCAAATACTGTAACCCCGATGCCAGGGGTGTTCAGCTAGAAGCATTTTCCGGTCTAGGTAGTGACGGAGATATTAGAGGGCAGCGAGGTGGTGGTAGAGTGCGAAGCGGTGGCGGAACATATAGTTAGATTAATATTCTTGTGTAATAATAAATGGCGTATCAACTCCAACCTGGCCTTTCAATTGTTCAAAACCCCGGTGCCAATCCCAGTGTATTGGCGACGGATGAAGTATTTGTTTACCCTCAGCCCAGTCAATTAAATTACGGGTCTCGCCCAAACACCATGCTTTACGGAACTGCCCCATACAAGGCGGGTAAGGGTTCCCCAGCGCAATATATCGAGACTTCCGACCAACTTAGACCCCAAGCGACTACCCGTTTCAACAAGGTTGTCGTCCCCACCTACGAGCGCAACCTATTCCCCCTCACCAACATGGAATGCAAAGTCCCCCTCCGCACACAAAGTTACGAACCCGCGAGCACCCGCGCCGAGCTTCAGAATGGGTTGTTTCAACAAAGATATGTTAATAAAAATGTTAACAAGAAGTAAGAATGGCTGACCCAGTTTCACTGATGGCCATAGCCGGACTCGTATTCGCTGGTCGAACTCTCAGTAAGAAACCCGAAAAATATACCATGATCGGACCCTCTTCGAATGCAGCCGAGGAGGATCTCCCTGCTCAAGTCATAGAGTTCAAGGAAAATGATTTTGTCTCGAGGGTGGAGGCCCCTCAGAAGAAGGAGGTTGACAGTTTTGCCGACATCTCCAGGCAACAACGTAGTGGTGGCCAAGAAGTTTTGGATTTACGCAATCGTATGTATGACCAAGGTCGCATGAACAATCTTTCCCCCGTGGAGAAGCAACTTGTGGGTCCCGGTCTCGGTGTCGGTGCACACGTCCCCGCTGTCGGTGGATTTCAACAAACCTTCCGTGTGAACCCAGTCAATGTGGGTGAGTACCGTCTCACTACACTCCCAGGACGCGCGGGTCATGCCGGGGACACCACTGGTGGACGCGCTGCCGTTGTCGGTGAATTAACTCACAACAAGCCCGATACTACTGCCTACCTCCCCTCTCGTTTACCTACTGTACCTGGTCGCGCGCAGGGTATGTCGGGTCTCGTCCCTCGTAATGAACACGAGCGAACCAAGCGAACCACCAACCGCTCAGAGACTGGTGTGCGATCGGATGGGTTGGGTTTCAATGGTGCCAGGCGTTTCATTTCTGCCCAAACCATTGCCCAAAACCCCACCCGATTCAAGACTGATCGCAATGATGAGCACTACATGTACCAAAACCAACCCGCCCCCGGTATTGCCAGCTTTGTCGGTGGGTACACTAACACGGTGGCTTCGCAGGTCGGTGCTAAAAACAACGATGAATTGATGAAGTATGGTTTCCGACCCGAGGATCGTCGTGGCCAAGCGAACCGTATGGGTAACCCCGGTCGTATGAATGTGCGCGAGAGTGCGGGTAAGCAGGGTGGTAAGCTTACCGCTGTGCGTTCGGACACCACCCGTGTAGATGGGCGCGTGAGTGGCGCGAATGGTGGGTGGACTCAAAATTACAAAAACAATGAGTATCACCAATTCAATGCCTACAAGGGTAATGAAAACCCCAATTCCAGGCGCCTCGATATTGCCAAGACACAGCTCCAGAACAACCCCTTGTCACACCATTTATCTTAATGGATTCACCCCTCAAATAGACAAAAACACTCATTAAAATTATGTACAGTAATTTTAATGAAGGTGCACACCCTTAACATAGATAGTAGCCAGCGTAAACTCCTCAATGATTCTAACGTGTATCAAAATATAAATAACTACGTCATTCGTCTAGAAAACCCCATTTATGACGTCTCCCAAATCAAACTTGTTTCCGCACGTATTCCCACCCCCCAATTGATAACATGTGCATCGAATAAGACCTTCAGTGTAGATGGAATTGTCTTCTCTATGGATGAAACCAATTATCCAACTGGGACACAACTGGCTTCAGATCTCGAGACCAAATTAACACCCCCAGATTCTAATATAAACCAAGTTGTCTATGATACCGATACAAATCGACTGACGTTCGCGAATACACACGCCACAGACAATCAATTTACACTCGAGTTTAATACAGGAACAAATGGTCATTCGAGTACGAGTTCTATTTTAACAACTCCACACCAGGTTATAGGATTTGATTCAAATAATTACACATCGGTAGCTGATACCCTCGTCTCGGGTGCCATCAATTTACAAGGGCCAAATTCACTTATTTTAAAAGTAACTGCGGGTTCGGATGAATTCAACCAAACCGTCTACACATCTACACCACACTACACTGGTCATATATTAATGGATGGTACAGACTTTATCAATTTTAACGGTAATGATGATCATGTTATACACAGCTTCCATTCAGGAACCCACAAGTTTGTTAAAGACATTCAAATTGAGTTTTTCTATATGAGTCACGGGCGTCTCATTCCATACGATTTTATGAAACAAGAACATATTTTGAAATTTGAAATAACATGTTCTACAGACAAACTTGAAAATATGACAAAGGTTGTACTTGATGAGGTGTTACCAAAGAAGGAGGAAGAAGCAATTATAAGTATTCCCAAACAATTGAGGAATCCTTATAATCAAGAAGTTTTTGTATATATTGGAATTATTATCTTCCTGGGGGTACTACTCATTTCCTTTATGAAGAAGCGAGCGTAGGAATTAGCGGGAGACCGCGTAGACTGGCTGAGCAGGCTTGGACACGCGAGTGGAGACACCCGAGATAATCATGTACACCACGATGGACAACAGGGTGGTGAGGACAGCGGTGAGCGCGTACTGAGCACCACCGTTCTTGGGCACCTTGACGATCTGGCTGATGGTCCACCTGACCACATCCATCCACGACATGGCGGCGGCGAAAGAGAAACCGGCAACAATCGCGTTGAGCGATTGGGTCTCCAGTTCCTGGGTAACAAGATTGACAGTCTTAAGAGCAGCCTTCATTGTGAGTTTTATACTATAGTATAGGAAAATATTTCACTCTGGAAGTAGCTGTTCTTGATTAATTTTTTTGTATCTTTTTTTCCTGAGTATATTTGATTTGGCGAATAGTTGTTCGTCATCTGATGAATACGTACTTGATGTATTATCAGAATCTTGTTCATTATCGAGTGTAGTTAATTTTGTGGAAGATTCTGAAAAACTCCATCCATCAGGCTCCCATAGTGTCATCCCTATTAATAGCATTTTTTAAGATTTGCTCGGCTGGATTGCGCGGAGTCCAAGCATCCCAAGAGTCGTACGCCTGGTTGACCTGAATAAAGTTGGGGTCGTTACCACTGTACCGTGCAAATGGGGGTAGTTCATTCTCTGGTACTGTGACAATGTCTTCTTCATCAGAGTCTTCCTCGTCGTACACATCAGGGAATAGACTACCAGTCACCTGACCAACTTTATGCATCGCACAATATCTAGAAGCATATTCCACATCTTCTGAAAGAATTACATCTCTTCCACAAGCTTTCGAGTATTCAGCTGCGATGACTACACTTTGTTCAAGAACTGGCATAACAATACCAACCATCGCATTCATATAGTCCTCCGCCTGCTTGTTCGCCTCCGCAAGGTCGTTATCATAACCAGTTTTCATTATATCTAATATTTATAATTAAAAAGGGTTTCGGTTTTTCCCCCACACACTCTTAAAATGTTGTAACTTGTGGCGTACACACGAATTTGACGTGCAAAATCAACACAAGATGTTAGACTTAGGCCCAAAATAGCCTCTTTTATCAAATTGAAGTTAACTTGCCCCGTTGGATACCACTCCTCTGGCTGTAATGCGAAGCTGTACGAATAGAATCTCCTGATGAGTTGGGTTTTAGAATGATGAATAGCCCCTTGTATAGCCTTCAAGAATAGAACACTACCCGTATCTTTGGTAATAATATCCTCACCATCTAACTGTAGAGTGAGATGGTCCAGGTTTTCGTATAAAATAAGCTTACCATTCTCCACATTGGAGGTGTTGTCGTAATCAAATGGGGTCACAAAGTTACCCTGGAGGGTTTTGTCTGCTGCATTGACATTAAATCCATGGCGCTGGATAACAAAATGCATTTCCTTGACTGGGTTTTGGAAATCTAGTTTAAAAGTCCCTTTGTTTATACCCACACCCACCTCAAATGCATTCTGTTGAACTTGTGTAATCAAATAATCCCTTGAAGTATTTTGAGTCTCCAATCTCTCCACTACATCTAAGAAGACAACCTCTGTGCAGAGTGAAAACTCTTTAATCTTGGGTTTTAGGGTCGCGAGTACATCCCGTAAGTTTGTACCACCTGTGGTTTTGTAATTCCCTGTAATGTGGACGACCAGATCTTCAACACTCCTCAACTTGAATTCAACCTCAACTTCTTGATTTTTCATGGCACAGAGGGGGATGGCGAGTTCTGGGTTCTTGTAGAAATAGAATGGTAAATCAATCAGAAATTCTTCATCTGTACCCAGTCCCAATGTATTGTGAATAAGGATCCCACTGTTACCATCAACCTCTGAAACCCTCTTAAAAGTGGTTCTCAATGGGTATTTACCGACCAATTGCTCTAGGGCTTTTTGTTTCGTTTGGGTCACGAACTGCTCTGAATATATTTGAAGGTAGTCACCAGTGAGTCGTTCTACCACTTTACCACCAATCAGGAGATCTACGTGTTCAATGAGTGCATGTCCAACTGATTCTATGTACACTATATTTTGGTCGAGTGGGGGGAGTGTACACTTGAGGGTTACTGTCTGTAGCAGATCACCTTCGTTCCGTGGGATGTTGAATCTAACCTTCCTCCCAAAGTCGGCTTCACTCTCGGGGTCTATGTCGACATACTGTCTCGAAAAATTGGAATGCTTTTTAAATTTTTCTAGAAAGTACGTGTAGTCTGGGTTTATGGTGAAGTACTTTTCTTGTGGTCCGGTCGCCTCCAATTGAAGTCTACCAGCCATTCCTAGTATATCAATCTAAAATATTAATCCCGCTAAACCACTTTGGATTCTCAACACGTTGTAGTTTATTGCGTACACACGGGTGTTATTTGAATCTACGCTGTTGATTGGATTGATTTTCATTCGTAATGACTTGTGAGCTATACGACTCATATTCACTTGTCCAGTTGGATAATGTACATCAGGTTTCAGTGAGAATGAGTACATCGCAAACCTTGCTGGTCCAAACGTGAATGCAGAGTTATTAAATGGAAACCCAATGTTAAATTCTTTTGCCAATGGGGAATTGATGTGATGTTTCAATGATTGCTCATACACGAGGAACTTCTCATTTCTATTAAAAACAACTTCATTATTGAATCGTAGTTCAACATTTGTAATGGTATTGTATTCATTTGGGTAATTATTTTGAACAGACTCTTCAGATTGAGAGACAAATAACAACTCCTTCACGGGGTGGGAAAATTTAAGTAACACTTCCTTTTCGTTTTCTCCTGGTTTCATCTTAAATTTAGATAACTGCACCTGTGTAATAACATAATCGATGGGGTTGGACTTCAAGAAGTTACTCTCATCCGAATCGACATACACAAACTCTGTATCCAGGGAAAACTTATTGATAGTACCGGTTATATCTTGTTCGTACGAAGGACCGTACAACCCTTTACCACCATAGATGAGCTCAGCCAATGGTCGTGTTTTAATTTTAACTTCCACGAGTTGTTTGGTGAGGGCACACGTTGGAATGGCGAGGGTAGGGTTCCTATGGAAATAGAAGGGTAAATCTACAAAGTATGTATACTGTCCCTGGTAACTTAGGATGTTCCCGTGACCATTAAGGAAATAGAGGGTTTGCTCAGTGTCATCATTGGTGTTGTTAAGCTGCTGCTGTAAGTATATATACTCTCCTGTAATCCGTTCAATGACCTGCCCCCCTATAATCAGTTCAGCATACTCGATGAGATGGCTTATAATAGACGGTGACCACACGGTATCGTTACGACCAGCTGTATCGGGTGCAGGGTCAGTTAACGTGACTTTGAGGGTCATGTTTCGAATGAGGTCCCCTTTATCATTTGGAATGCGACAGTCGAGAACCTCCCCAAAGTCAATTTTCCCATCGAATTGGCTCTCTATGTAATCGACGGCAAACTTCGTGTGTCTTTTGTAATTCATCAGGAAATACGAAAACTGTGGTTCACCTGTGAGCCATTGGTCTTGGACTCCAGTGGCAGCAAGTCTTAAGCGACCTGCCATTCCTATTCTATATGAGTAAAATTTTGTCAAATAAAACGAGACGGTATATTAGAATGAATCTCCAGCTGAGAAAGTTCAAACCTGAGACAATCACGGATGATAGGGTTTGTGTGTTTATAGGTAAGCGTAACACTGGTAAGTCCACGCTGGTTAAAGACATCATGTTCCATAAGAGACATTTACCAGCTGGTATAGTACTGTCAGGGACGGAGGAGGGTAATCACTTTTATTCAAATTTCATCCCGGACCTGTGTATATATGGAGATTACGACAGGGAAGCGATGGAACGTGTAATGGATCGTCAGAAGAAGTTGGTGGGTCAGGGAAAGCAAAATTGTGGGGCTTTTATGCTTCTTGATGACTGTATGTACGATTCAAAGTTTCTGAAAGACCGTGTTATACGACAATGTTTTATGAATGGACGTCATTGGAAGATTTTCTTCATGCTCACGATGCAATACGTGATGGATCTACCACCAGCTTTACGTGCCAACGTAGACTATGTCTTTATTCTTAGGGAAAACATTATTCAGAACAGAGAGAAATTGTACAAGTCATTCTTTGGTATATTCCCTTCATTTGATATGTTTTGTAAAACGATGGACGCATGCACAGAAAATTATGAGTGTTTGGTTCTCGATAATACAGTCAAATCCAATAAAATTCAAGATTGTGTGTTTTGGTACAAGGCGAGTCTCAGGAAAAACTTTAGAGTTGGTAGTCCCCAACTGTGGGGGATGCACAAAAAGATGTACAACCCTAAACACGCAGATCAAAAGGAACAGGACGCGAAGAAAGCTAATAAGAAAACATCCCTCACGATAACGAAGCGTAAATAATGCGTTTGAACTTTTTATCAAAAACATACTCTTATATTAAATGTCTTCGCATCAAGTGAACACCTTGAATCTTTCTGACGACGGGGATGGGATGGTAAATCTCAGGGACAATCCCGCGACATCATTTAAGTTAAACACACCCGAAAAAAATGTGAGCGGACATAAAGAGACTATGGATTCTACTCCTATCAACGATATTATGATGGAACCCCCAATGATGAATGAGGATCCCAAAATGCAGGGTGTTCAGATGGCCGCCGCCCAACCCCAGGGTATGTATGCCGCCCCCGCTCAGACCCAAGAGAAACCCGCCAACAAGTACCCCCTAAACCTCACCGATGATCACGTCATCGCTCTCCTCGCGGGACTTTGTGCCGCTGTGTCTGTCAGTAAGCCCATCCAAGATAAGCTCGCGACCTCTATCCCCAAGTTCCTTAACGAACAAGGGGGTAGAAGTGTTGTCGGTTTGGCTTCTACAGGTGTAGTCGCGACGATTGTTTTCTATCTCGTAAAAGATTACGTTGTTAGACCCTAAACGGCACCAGTTTGCCAACCCATATTACTGTAAATCGAATTGTCTACACCAGTGTAGTACGTAATTAACGCACCAGCGGCGAAAGTCAACATTAATAAGGTACTTAATTGAAGTTTCTTATTATTGTCAGCCTTGGGGTCTTCGAGGGCCTCCTTAGTGGGCTTCCACACCTTGTTCAACAAAAATGTGAGAACGAGGGCGATCACAGTGGAGGTAAGGAAGAAACCCCTATCCATGTGAAGTTGGGGGACTAACTTGGAACTCATCACGAGACGGATAACATTGGGAATCACGAGGGTCATGAAAATCAGATTCACGTGATAATTTGAGGTATACGCAGGTACTCGGGTGATAGCAAATACTATAAACCAGTAAAAAATTGCAGTCAACAGTACATTAATTGGTGTTTTCATTTAGTATAATGGGAGATTATTTATCCTGAACATGTTGACCACAAAATTCCGTCTTATCCGTTATCTTTTCGTATAATCCTATATTTATACATATGTCCCGGAGCTCGGCATAGTTCGACCAGAACTGTTCCGAGTGAGAATACTCTTGCACAGTGGAATGAGCTAATTCGTGGATTAGAACGTGGAAGATTTCATTTACACCACCATTGAGACATATGGTAATTTCAGCCCCCTTGTTGACATTATATCCCACACTCTCTTGCATAGTCTTCCTTCCTGTGAGGACTATAGGCTTAACTAACATTGAGAATTTCTCATTGTTCGTCTCCCTGAGATGCTCCCTGAGAATACGATATTTCTCCTTCACTTCTGTGAATTCACGTGGCTCTATCGTCGTGTAAAGTATAAAGATGTTGATCACAAGTAAAATAAAAATTGCTATCATCTATTATAAACAAAGATAAATTTACTATACAATTCTGAGATTGGATTACCCTCGAGTCCCTCCCAAGATTGTAACTTAAACCCAAGTTCTTCTAAATGTGTCACCAAGAGATCCTTGTACGCCACTGGTTCCGACTTTGGACCCTCTGCATAATAGGGTGTATCGACTAGATTCACAAACAACTTTTCCCCAAATCCCCCATTCCCGTGATCTTTGAGTTTGAAGAAATTACCCATCTCATCTAGGTGTGGTGTTTTGAATATGATTTTTTCAGAGTCTGGGATAATACCTATGAGGGACCCACCCGGTTTCATCCTCTTCTTAATCTCATGAATCGAACTGAAGAAGAGTTCCCTCGAAGCAAAAATGTAATGAAGGGAAAAATTAAAACACACCACATCAAACTTCCTTTTGGGGCACGCATGTATATCACCCTCGTAAAAGTTTACGCGCATGTGCATATTTTTAGCGCGGGACTTTGCCTCAAGGAGAGCCTCAGGCTCTGGGTCACACATGTTAATATTAGCCCCACATTTATGCCATTTTTGAAGATCTCCACCAAACCCACAACCTACATCGAGAATATGTTGCCCATCCAAGGTAGTACTTTGAATGAGGTCCCTCTTTGCATTGTTGTGATTTTTACGAATCTCTTCCATTCTCAATATACGAATGGTATCTTTAAGGTTGTCACACAACTTAGGGCTTAAAGTTTAGATTCGTATGAAATGTATAATGTCCCTCGAAACTGATTACACTACCGTCCCCGGCCAGGTCTTTGCTTGTCTCTCCGTCATCGGACCCGAGGCTCCCCAAAAGAATGATAAGTTTGGTATCAAGATCCGTGGTGCGTTCGCTACCCGCGATGAAGCAGCCAAGCACGCCAAGCGTCTGCAGAATGAGGATCCCACTTTCGATATCTATGTAGTGGATATGTACAAATGGCTCTTGATCCCACCCGATTCGTCTAAAATTGACGACGTTCATTATGCGAACGAGAAACTCGAGGAGATCATGTCGGGGTACAAGGAAAACCAGTCCCAAGCTGCGCGAATGTTCAGTGAGCGCAAGGAGGGTATGATGAAGGATAAGATTGCTTACTCGGCCGGTGATGAAAACTCCAAGTTTTACACCAAACCCGATGAGGCTCCCATTTCTCACCCAGCAGAGGTTCTCGAACGGCTCAAGAAGGAGAAGCCTGACACCCCAATGGAGGAACTCGTCAAGGAGGCTGATGCTATCGTCGCAACTGAGATTACCGAGCGACAGAAGAAGCGGGAGGAGGAGGATGCGGCTGCATCCACTGATGGTAAATTAGAAACGACCAAGGAGGAAGGTGAAGAGGAGGTAACCTCAGCGTAAATAATATTCATATATATAAAATAACATGTTCAATATAATAATCACTGTCATTTTGGTTAGTGCTTTCTTTATTTTGTTTTTTGAACCGAATCGGAATCCAAAAAACAAAAGAGACAAGGTGAAAAAGAGTAAGGTATCCACAACGGATGGGTTTGTGGAGGATACCTCAAGTGGTCCCTTTATTAAGAATTTTGTACCCCCACCACTTGGGGATACTGGGACATTCGTAGCGTACTCAACTGTACCTGAGGATAACTGGTTGCATGGTTTTCCCCATGAAAAATCCAAGTAAAAATACAGCGAATGCTATAATCCAAGTTGACTTATCTACATTTTTGAATAAATCGACCCCAGAGGAAGAATCTTGTGGTGGGAGGGGAGGTGCGTATGCCATTTCTGAGGGATGATAATAATATTGTTCTTCTTGGGGTTTAATATCCTCATCCTTTTCCTGACCTTCTAGAGGGCTGATGGTAGGGTTATAATCGATAGGATTTCCTATATCCGTCTCCATTTTTTAATATATCCACTGTTTTTTTTAAGCGTCTTCTTCCTCACTTTCACTTTCATCATCTACAACAAAATCCTTGAGGTTACCGTTATCATCTGCATCCTCCTCTTCTTCCTCATCCTCATCTGAAGAACATTCCTCCTCGTCAGTGTCAATGTCGGACCCACCCCCAGAATCGTACTCATTATCGGCGTAATCATCCTCTAATACTTCTTCAATAGGTACATACGTTTCAGGCTTCTTTATCTTCCTTCCGGAGCGTGTAATAGTAACAGCGACCATTTGTATTTAAAGTTTATTATTGTTTAAGCACTTTTAACACATCTGGGGTTAATATATGAGTCCTTGACGTATTCTTTTTACAAGATGGACATTTTTGACTTATATGATTCTTTTTAATGATATATGTCATATTCACATCCTCGTGTACACCACCGATCGTCTCACAGTAATTTGATGTAGTGAGCACCATAAACCCTGTCTTTTCCTTCTTGATGTTAACAACACGTGTGTCCGATTGTCCAGGCATCCAACGTGCAATGTATTTTTCCAAATTCCCTCTCATATCACCCTGCTTCGGTTGGGGTTTCTCCACAAACTTCTTAATCTCTGGGCATTTTTTGAGGTCATCCTTGTTTGGGTACAGTTTATCTGTTATAGAGGGGGGGAGTTGGTATTTCCGCCCATAGAAATCTTTACAGAATCCATCCCTCCTCCCCTGTAGGGTCTCACATCGACAAAAACACTTCTGTGCAATTATCTTACCACTCACGAAGAACCACACGTGATTAGAACCATGTTCCCGTTTTAGATTCTCACAGTATTTGGATGTCGTTGAAACGAGATAGGTATCATTGTGCCTGAACATCTTTGTAATGTACGCCTGCTCCTGGGATTCCATATTCTTCCGAACGAATGCCTCTAGAAGATTCTTCAATTCATCGTTGTGAATCTCATCCTTGGTCTGGGCATTTGAGAATGATCCCTCTTTCACCACTGTAGAGGGTGGCTCGATGACAGTGTTTTGGGGTAAATCGGTCCTAACCGCTGACATCTTGAGAATTTCGACATCTGGATCCTGTTTCGTATTCAGGAGTGTACTCAAAGGGCCTGTTTTGTATAAAAAGATGGGTAAATACGCCAATTGTTCAACCTTCTTTTTACCACCACACTCGGCACAACCTTGACCACCACAAGCATCATGCTTCACCAACTTGAGAGACCAAGGCATACGAAATCCACTCCCCTTGGCTTTTCTGGTCACACTTCCATATACAGCTGCATCCACGATATCCGCCCAATTGTAGGAACCCTTAGCCTTGGTGAGGGCTATGAGAATATGCTCCCTTAGGGCGATAGCTGAGGATTGATCCACTATGAGACCCGGCCAGTTGAGATGTACACCAGTCTTCATCTTTGTACCACTCTTTTTAGGGGGTGCCACTGAAATGAGACAATCCTTACCACTGTGCCGTTTCACCTTGTCACATATGATCTTACAGATTTCTTTGATTTCATCGAGTGTCAATGATTCTTCACCCTTGTAATCCAAATCGACAAAAAAGTTATACTTCTCACTCTTCTGTTCAACCACAAACAACTTTTCACCGTTATTTATAGCCTCTATGTACTTCTCATAGAAGATATTCAATTTATCAAATGGCACAGAAAGGACACCACCGTCCATGAGCACATGTGATAGATTGGTTGCATTATTAAATTTTTGTGAAATACACCAACTCTTAAACATATAATATTATTGTTCCTCTTCTCTAAACCATGATGACATACAAGATACATCCCGATACTCTTTTCCATTAGAGAGTTCTTTCTTCAATTCTAAAAGCTGACAAACCGACATATCTTCGTTATCAACAACCCACGCCTCAATTTCTTCTGGGCAGAACCCCCTGTTGTTTTTTAGTAACTCACGGATTTCAGAGAGGATATAAACCTTGGACTTCATTATTTAATAGAAAATGTTTTTCTATTCAAAGAACTTATACAGGTATAGAATTCTGGATTTTTTATGACATTATCGATGATCAACTTCCACCTCTTACGTGTGTTGAACTCCTCGAGGGACTCGTAATTCATGAAATCATTTTCATCGTATGTCTTTTTTATTGGTTGTCGTAACGACTTTTTTACATTTGTTTTATGCTTCTCCTCGTAAAATTTCTTAACTTGGGTCTGCTGCTCCGCTCTACTGAAATTTACAAAGAATATGAAAACATTATACTCAAGATCAACTGTCGGACTCTCCTTCACGACAAACTTGAATTCAGTGTACTGTCCACTTTTTAGTGAAACAACCCCACGTGTTTCTTCTTCCAATTCCCTTAAGGCACATCTTATAGGGTTCAATATCTCTCTCCTTCTACACCCACCTGTGACAAATATCCAATCCTTGAATCTTGTATCTCTCACGGTGAGGAATCGTGGCTTTCCATCCGCAAAACTAACCGGTATAGCTATAGCTTTATACTTTTTCATTGCGCATTCGCAAGTTATAATATGCTGATATGATTATTCTGCGACTTTATCATCCACTGTCTCCGTGTCTGTAACTGTAGAAGTCGTGGTAATCGCACGAGCCGACTCCTGGGTATCCAACCTTTTGGAGACGTAATCGGAAAAATCTTTCATCTGTTCAACTTCCTGTTTGGTTTTATTCACCTCCCTGAAGAGGAATAGAATACCAGCCACACATACGACGAGTGCAATTATACTGAGGGTATCACGGTTCACGGGGATCATTATAAAGTATAAAGTCTTTATCTTTTTAAGTAATTACACCCATCTTAGTAGTACCGGGACAAGTGGGGCAATCGTACGGGCTGTGTGCAAATTGGACGGCTTCGTAATGTGTAGGCTGGCAACACTTGTCTGTTGAGGGGGATGGCTCCCCGACAAACTTTTCAAGTGCCCTGGACTTGGGATCGTACATCAATACAAAAACGATGGCTATAAGAAACAATACGTTCAACATTTATTAATTAGTTAGAATATAATAGACCGCCCATACCATTCTCGATACGGAGCACGTTGTAGTTCACGGCGTACACAGCCTTGGCCACGTTCTGGTTATCGCAAATGATGCGAGCCGAGTCGAGGCGGGAGAAGTTGAGCGTACCGGTAGGCTGGAGCTTGGCTGCGTCGAGGCAGAATGGGTAGAAGAAGAGGGTCTTGGCAACGGCTGGTTTGGAAGCGTTGGTGGTGTGGTAGTACAGAGGTACATGCGAGAAGTTGGGGTCGGCGAACTTGAAGTCGGCGACATCGGTACCGTTGATTTGGAGCTTGAGCTTGTTGTCGTTGTTAAGAATCGCGAGGGCGGCGGAATCGGCCGAGGCGAGGTACTTGACGGGGTGGTTGAAGTTGAGCTCCTGTATCTTGGAACCGGAGGAGATCGCCTTCTGAACCTGGGTGATGAGGAGGTTCATGGGTTGGGACGCGAAAAGTTCACGTTCCTGGGTATCGAGGAAGGCGTAGTTCGCGTAGACATCCCACTTCTTGG